TGGGCGCAGAACGACGGGACGACCGAGGCCGAGTACGGCCAGAAGGCCTTCGCCTTCGTCGCCACCGGCAAGGTCGCGTTCGCCGCGGCCGGCACGGTATTCGGCGGCGCCTCCGCCACCGGCTCCTCGATCGCGGCCTCGACGTTCTCCGTCACGGGCTCGATCGCCAACAACGTCATGACCGTCACCGCGGTCGGCTCCGGCACCGTCGTCGCCGGCGCCTCGATCTCCGGCACCGGCATCCCGACGGCGCCCGCCCCGCAGGTCGTCTCGCAGCTGACCGGCACCCCGGGCGGCATCGGCACGTACCTGCTGAACGTCGCGGAGATCACCTTCGCTTCCGGCACGATCTCCGGGACCTACGGCACGCTGACGATCGGCACCGCGACCGGCGTCTTCGCCGTCGGCGACGTGCTGACCGGCACGAACGTCGTCGCCGGCACCGCCATCACCCAGAACCTCACGGGCGCGGGCGGGACGGGCGGCACGATGGTCGTCAACAACAACACCGTCGTCGCGTCGACGACGATCACCGCCAGCCTCGCGGTCGAGACGAACTTCATCGCCAGGTCCACGGGCCTGGTCGGCGAGCTCGTCAAGATCAGCTCGACGCGCGACGCCGGCAACGCTTGATCGCCCCAAGGCGGGTAACTGGGACACTTTGAAAAGGCAGGAGTGACTTCGATGAACCGAATGGAATCGATCGCGGCGTGGAACGAAGTCAAGGACGTCTACCGCGCGAAGGGCCTGATCCTGCCGGGCGTCAAGATGTTCGTGCCCGACGAGTGGAAGGCGAGCAACTCCTCGCTGGAGCAGCTCGCGATGGACGCCGCGGGCACGCTCACGACCGACCCGAACGCCGCGATCCCGGCGATGCTGACGACGGCGATCGACCCGGACGTCATCCGGGTCGTGTTCGCCCCGCTCCAGATGGCCGACATCATGGGCGGCGAGCGCAAGGCCGGCGACTGGCTCGAAGAGACCAGGATCTTCCCGGTCGTCGAGGAGACGGGCGAGGTCTCGAGCTACGACGACTACTCGAACAACGGCCGCGCCGGGGTGAACTGGAACTACCCGAACTTCCAGTCCTACCTGTTCCAGACGATCATCGCTTACGGCGAGCGCGAGACGGAGCGCGCCGGCCTGATGCGGATCAACTACGTCGGAGAGGTCACGGGCGCGGCGTCCGGGCTGCTCAACCGCTTCGGCAACCTGGCCTACGCCTTCGGGATCGTCGGCATCCAGAACTACGGCCTGATCAACAACCCGTTCCTGGGCGCGTACCTGTCCCCGGCCGTCAAGGCATGGGGCGGCACGACCTGGTTCAACTCGGGCTCCCCCGCGGCTACCGCGAACGAGGTCTACAACGACATCCTGGGGGTGGTGGAGCAGATCATCAACCAGACGAACGGCGCCGTCGACATGGACGCGCCGATGACGCTCGCGCTCTCGCCGCAGTCGCAGCTGGCGATGAAGTTCGCCAACTCATTCGGCGTGTCGGTCTCGGCGCTGCTGAAGGAAGGCTTCCCGAACATGAAGGTGAAGACCGCGCCGCAGTACGGCCAGAAGACCTCGACGAACATCCAGGGCTTCTCGGCGGTCGGCAACGTCTTCCAGATCATCGTCGACAAGATCGACAACCAGAAGGTCGCCTACCCGGCGTTCAACGAGAAGCTGCGCGCGCACAAGCTGATCCCGGAGCTGTCGTCCTGGAAGCAGAAGATGACGAGCGGCGTCTGGGGCACAATTACGAGGATGCCCATCGGGATCTCAGGGATGCTCGGCGTCTGACGGAATACCCCAGAGCGGTGTGGTACGGCTCGCGAGGCCCCCACCACCTTCGAGGGACGGCATGACCGTAGGGACTTAGTCCGCCGCTCGCCCTTTCTTTCCCGGGGATAATTGTGTACAGAGGCTTCGGCTTCACGCACCCGAGGGAAGAACATGACCTTGTCGAAAGCACAGCAGGCGGAACGCGCGGCGAAGATCGCCGCGACCAACGCGGCCGCGATCCAGGACCCCGGCTCGGTCGCTTCCGAGCACGTCACCAAGCCATCGTCGTCCGGCGAGAAGGTCGTGGTCGGCCTCAAGCTCGGCATCGCCTGGTACGACATCTACCTCTGCCGCCTGGAGGAGAACGTCCCGGAGCAGAGCCAAACCGGCATCCGTTACATCAAGCGCTACACGCCGATGCGCGACACCACGGTGCGGCTGCGCGGCACGGCCTACCCGCGCGGGACGCTGCCGGACGGGTTCCCCGAGAAGCCGACGATCGTCGACGGCGCGGCGCTGAACTTCGGCGTCGACAAGGACTTCTTCGACGCGTGGCTCAAGCAGAACGAGAAGAACCCGATCGTCGTCAACAAGATGATCTTCGGCGTCCCGGACGTCGCCTCGGCCCGCTCGGTCGCGGCCGAGCTGAAGGGCATCAAGAGCGGCTTGGACCCGGTCGACCCGCGGCCGGGCAACGACGACCGGATGCCGAAGTCGACGCGGGCCGACGTCTCGAACGTCGAGACCGAGGACAGCCGCAAGGGCAAGGTCGCGCTCGCCGCTCAGACCGCTTGAACCGGAGAAACCCCCGATGGAGCAGCAGCAACCAGATTGGCCGCCCCAGCGTTCGGCGGTCGGCCTCACCGACGGGCACGAAGCGCGCGGTTCGACCGGGCAACTGTTCCGGGTCAAGAACGGGCGATGGGAACGGGTCCGCACGGTCAAGGTCAAGTGCAGCGTCCCCAACGGGATGCTGATCCGGATCTCGAAGCCCGGCTACGACGACGGGACCGGCGACAACGTCAAGACGACGGTTTGGGACGGCCCCGGCGTCAGGCTGAACGGCCCGTCCTCGCTGCACGCCGGCGCGGGCAACTCCGACGGCGCCGGCCAGGAGCCCGGCGAGACCGAGGTCGACGCGGAGTGGTTCGACCGGTGGCTCGAGCAGAACAAGATCAACCCGCTCGTCGCCGACGGTCACGTCCAAAAGGTCGAGGAAAAGGAAAACCCTACCCAGCAGCGGCCGTGACGCACGAGGAGACGATCGCGAAGAGCGTCGCGCTCGGCGAGCTGCTGGCGAAACCACTCGAAGGAAGCGCGATGGCCGAGAAGAACGGGAACAGCGGGACGAAGTTGGTGGGCGAGCTGGGCTTGATGCTCGACGACGTCCACAAGATGATGGACAGCGTCAAGGGCGGGATCGCGGCCGCCGTGGTCGAGTTCAAGGGCGAGGTCGAGGGCCTGAAGCACGTCGAGACGCACATCCGCGGCCAGTCCAAGGCGGTGCGCGACTTCAAGACCGGGCTGCTCGGCAACGCGACCGGCGGCGAGGGGGTCGTCGACGAGGGGCAGCAGCAGAAATGACGACGCCCGCGGTCACCTTCGTCTTCGCCGACTGGGTCGCGCAGTTCTCGGACTTAGCGAACGTCAACCCGACCGCGGCGCAGGGCTGGTTCAACCAAGCCTCGCTGCTTTGCTCGAACGACACGTCGAACCCGGCCTTCGCCGACACCGGTTCCCAGCTACTGACCCTGCTCTACCTGCTGACGGCGCACATCGCATGGCTGGACGCCCCGCGCGACGCGCTCGGGGTCCCGGCCGCGTCGGGCCAGCCGGCATCGCCGATCGTCGGGCGGATCAACACGGCGTCCGAGGGCTCCGTCTCCGTCGGCGCCGACATGGGCGACGCGACCGCCGGCTCGCCCTCGCAGGCGTGGTACATGCAGACGAAATGGGGCGCGCGCTATTGGGCCGCGACCGCGACCTACCGGACCGCGATCTACGTCGCGACCCCGGGCCGCTGCCGCGGCCCCGTGCTGCGCGGCTGCGTCTGGTGTTGAGATGGCATCCCTGACCGGCGGAACGAAGCTCGAGGCCCACTTGAAGGGCATGGCGGCGCTCGTCACGAACGCCCAAGAAGTCAAGGTCGGATTCCTCGCCGGCGCGACCTACCCGGACGGCAAGCCGGTCGCGATGATCGCCGCTATACAAGACTTCGGCGCGCCCGGCGCCGGCATCCCGCCGCGGCCGTTCTTCCGCAACATGATCGCGGACAAGCAGCGCGAGTGGCCGAAGGCGATCGCGGACCTCCTGGTCGCGAACGGCTACGACGCGGCGAAGACGCTCGATCAGACGGGCCAGGCGGTCGCGGGCCAGCTCCGGCAGTCGATCCGCGACACCAACCAGCCGCCATTGGCAGCGGGCACGATTCGGCGTAAAGGATTCGACACGCCGCTCGTCGACACCGGGCACATGCTCAACAGCGTCGACCATGAAGTGAAGACCTGAAGGAGAGACCGATGGACCTCGACAGCTTCGAGAAGGACTACCGCGCGTTCAAGGCCCGCGTCACCCCGATGCTCGAAGCGTGGGAAAAGCACGAAAGCGAGAAGAACGCCCCCGAGGCCGCGAAGCTCGACGCCCAGGTCTCCGCCCCGCTCCCGCTCCCCGACGACGCGACCGACGAGCAGAAGGCCGCGCACGCGCAGGCGACCGCCGAACACGAGGCGGCCCAAAAGCTGAAGGAAGACGCCGCGCACGCGGTCGAGATGACCGACGAGGAGAAGAAGGCGCTCGACGCGGCGATCCACGCCCCCTTGCCGCCGCCAGACCCGAACGACCCGACGGTCCGCAAGGTCGTCGCGCCGGAAGCTGCGAAGCCCCCCACATCGGCCGATGCCACAGGCCCGACGGTCCAGGAATGGGTGGCGTCCGGCTACAAGGCCAGCAACTACCCGCCGTACGGTTACGCTTCCCGGAGCACGCCGGAAGAGATCGCCGCCGCGGTGAAGGACGAAGAAGCTGCTGCCGCTGCGGCCGCCGCCAACCAGCCGAACCCGGCCAACCCGGCGAACCCGCCGACGGCGGCCGGCGCCTGAAAAGGTCAAGGACCCGAGAACCCTGAAGGAGCACGAAAATGCCCGGCCTCGTTTTTTTCACTTCGATAGGCGACGTCACCTTCCCGTTCCCGATCGGCGGTCCCGGCTCCAGCCTGACGCAGACCCGCGACCCGCTCGCGACTGACGACATCAGCAAGGGCATCGAAGTCGGATCGATATGGTTCAACGCGACGGCCGGCGCGCTCCGTCTCTGGTCGTGCCGCTCGAACATCGCGGGAGCGGCGGCGTGGATCTTCGAGGGCTCCGACTACAAGAACGGCGGCACGAACCCGCCGATCGAGGTCACGGCCTTCGGCGGCGGCGCCGGGATCATGGCCGAGGAAGGCAACATCAACCGCCAGATCAGCGCGGCCGGCGTCTCCCCGGGCGCGACCGGCGCGGACAACGTGCTCGCCTTCTTCTCCCTTCCGGCCGGGTCGTTCGACGTCCTCGGCCGAGGCATCGGGATCACGGCGGAGGGCGCCTTCGCCGCCACCGCCAACAACAAGCAGGTCAAGATCATCTTCAACCCCGCGACCGCGGTCGTCGGCTCTACGGTCGGCGCCGGCGGCGTGACGATCGCGGACTCCGGCGTGGTCGCGACGAACAACCTCGGCTGGTCGCTCCAGGCGAACGTGTTCAAGTACGGCGCGGCGGGGTCGAACACGCAGATCGGCCTGCACCAGCAGGCGCAGATGGGCGGCACGGTCTCGTCCCTGCTCAAGCCGTCCCTGATCACCGCGGTCGAGAGCGGCGCGATCCTGATCGCGGTCACGGGCAACGCGACGACGGCGGCGTCCGACATCCTGTTCAACTTCCTGGAAATCAACGCGATGAACTGACGCTTCGCGCGTCGAGGCGCCCCAGATGAACCTGCACGGCATCGCTTCGCCGATCGTCGGGGCCGTCAACCCGCTCGTCCCCGTCGCGGCGCTGATCTCCGCCGGGCAATCAGCGCCCGGGCCCGACGGCGTGGTCGCGCCGGTCTACAGCTCGCAAGTCCAACTGCTCGGGCAGGTCCAGCCGATCACGTGGCGCGACCTCCAGCAGCTCGAGGGGGTCAACCTCGGCGGCGTGCGCTGGAAAATCTACCTCAACGGCAAGGTCGACGCGATCGTCCGCGCGGAGAAGAAGGGCGGCGACCTGATCGTCATCCCGACCGGCCAGCACCCGGGGACGTGGCTCGTCGCGCAAGTGCTGGAGCAATACCCGGACTGGGTCTGCGCCGCCATCGTGTTTCAAAATTCGAGCATTCCGAGCGGCGGCGTGTTAATGACCGACCTGACCAACCCGAATAACGTGGTCGTCGTGCCGCTGATCCTGACGGGGGTTTGAGATGAAGATGCGAATCGCGCTCGCGCTGCTGCTGGCAACGCTGTCATCGCAGGTCGCG